TGTACAAAAACACAGCACCCCCGTAAAATTTTATAAAAATTAGAAAAACCTCGAGGCAAAAAAAACCCCACCAGCGTCAACTAGTGGGGCAAAGATGGCAACTGAAACCATCAAGGAGAAGCAATGACTTGCGCCATCACCGAAAAGGAGTGTACACTCCCGCCAACGAGGAAGCAACTGAAAAGGATTCCTACGCATGTTAGATCACTTGGTGCATTTTGAACCTGAGGTCACCACTCGGGGAAGCTTTAAAAAACTGGACGACGCGACGCCCAGTGATACTCTGTCGGCGCAAGTTGCTACAGAGCAGTGGTTAGCAGAGATGGGTGTGGATGACGACGAAGTAGTCGCTAACCAACAACAGACACAGGCTGCGCGAAAAGCGTTCAACGCCGTAACTACCAACACTGACAGCGCCGATCAAAAGGCAAGCCTTGCAGAACTAAAAACCCCAGCGGCTGTAAGACATCTGACAGGTATGTTGGCTGCGTACGACTGGCAGTTTATAGATATGGCGCAGGAGATCAGGGGCTACACCGTGGCTAAACTGGTTGAAGAGACGAAATCCCCCAACGCCAACATCCGTCTGAAAGCCTTGATTGCGCTAGGCAAGGTCACGGAAGTCGGGCTGTTTACTGAGCAGATTGAGGTCAAAAAGATTGAGATGTCGGATGCGGAAGTTGAGCAGCGCATCAAAGATAAGTTGGCCAAGTTCATGGGAGTGATAGACGTGGTGGACGTTTCCGAGCGCCCAGACGATAGTCCAGAAGAGAAGAATGATGGGTCAGATGGACTTTGAGCAGTTCACTTCTATCAGCAAGGTGGAGCTTGAGGCCATCCAGAAGGCGCTTCCGTTCATGAGTCTAAAAGACAAAATAGAACTCCTCGACGATATAGAAGTGCGCGAACGACGCGCCAGCCTTACAGCCGCTAAGACAAACATGTTGGGCTTTGCAACTTCTGTGTACCCCGGGTTTAAGATTGGCCCCCACCACAGGAAGCTGGCTAAGATTTTTACGGACGTGGTTGAGGGCAAGAAAAAGCGGGTGATTATCAACATCGCGCCACGTATGGGTAAGTCTGAGTTCTCCTCTTACCTGTTCCCCGCGTACTTCCTTGGCAAGTATCCCAACAAGAAGATCATCATGGGCACGCACACTGCGGGTCTGTCTGAGGACTTCGGTCGGCGCGTACGTAACTTGATTGACTCTGAGGAGTACCGTGATGTTTTCCCACAAACATTGGTGGCAGACGATCAGAAAGCTGCCGGTAAGTGGTCTACAAGCGCTGGCGGTCAGTACTATGCTGCTGGTGTCGGGGGCGCTCTTGCTGGTCGTGGTGCTGATCTGTTCGTTATTGACGATCCTCACTCGGAGCAGGACGTTAAAATTAATAGTCGACTGGCTTTTGATACCGCATGGTCGTGGTTCCAGACGGGCCCGCTCCAACGTCTGATGCCGGGCGGTGCGATCATCATTGTGATGACGCGTTGGTCGCTGCTAGATCTGACTGGGCGCTTAATTGACTACCAAGCAAAGAATCCTGACTCGATTCCGTGGGAGATTGTGGAACTTCCGGCCATTTTGAACGAGGACGAGGACAACGAGAAGTCGCTTTGGCCCGAGCAGTGGCCACTTGATAGCTTAAAAGCTACAAAAGCGTCAATTGATCCCCGATATTGGAACGCGCAGTACATGCAGCAGCCAACATCGGAGAACTCTGCCATCGTTTCACGCAGAATGTGGCGTATTTGGGAGCCGGATGACCCGCCAAAGTGCGAATACATCATCCAGTCGTGGGATACGGCGTTTGAAACCAAGAATACATCCGACTATTCCGCCTGCACAACGTGGGGCATCTTCTACAACGAGGAAGAAAATGACTCCCCCCAGCTTATCTTACTGGATGCGTTTAAAGATCGCATGGCTTTCCCTGAACTTAAGGTGGTGGCGCTTAAGCAATACAAGGAGTGGGAGCCTGATGCGTTCATTGTGGAGAAAAAGGCGTCCGGGGGGCCGTTGATTCAGGAACTCAGAGCGTTGGGGATCCCAGTGCAAGAGTTTTCCCCCAGTCGTGGTAACGACAAGATGGTGCGAGTGAATGCGGTTGCGGATTTGTTCAGCAGTGGTAAAGTCTGGGCACCTGACACACGCTGGGCACGAGAAGTAATTGAAGAGTTGGCCGCGTTCCCAGTTGGGGAGCACGACGACTACGTGGACACGACAACACAGGCGCTGCTACGCTTCAGGCAAGGCGGCTTTATTGCTTTAGACACGGATGAGAAAGACGACCTCGAAATCTTTCGCCGTAGGAAAACCGAATACTACTAGGAACACACATGGCAACGAACATCGACAAAGCGCTGTACCAACAACCAATGGGCATTGACGCGCTGGGCGAGCAGGAATCTCCACTTGAGATTGAGATTGTTGATCCCGAAGAAGTCACCATTGGTATGGACGGGGTAGAGATCACCATCACGCCCGGAAAAGATGACGGCAAAGAAGATTTCAGTGATAACTTGGCCGAGTACATAAAAGACGGCACCTTGCAATCCTTGGCTGGTGACTTGGTGTCTGACATTGACAACGACAAGAATGGTCGCAAGGATTGGGAGAAAACATACGTTGACGGTCTGAAGCTGTTGGGCTTACAGATTGAAGAACGCACGGAACCGTGGAACGGCGCATGCGGTGTGTTCCACCCCATGATTACAGAAGCTGTTGTGCGCTTCCAAGCTGAGACAATTACTGAGACGTTCCCAGCCCAAGGGCCTGTGCGTAGCAAACTCATCGGCAAAGAAACGCCAGAGATGAAAGAAGTTGCGTCTAACGTTGAAGACGACATGAACTACGAGTTGACGGAAGTCATGACGGAGTACCGCGCTGAACACGAGCGCATGCTCTGGTCACTGCCAGCCACAGGCTCCGCATTTAAAAAGGTGTACTATGATCCCAACTTGGGACGCCAAGTGTCGATGTTTATTCCTGCGGAAGATATGTATCTGCCGTACGGCACAACAGATTTGGATACTTGTTACCGCATCACGCACGTCATGCGCAAAACCAAGAATGAGATCATCAAGCTTCAGCAAGCAGGCTTTTACATTGACGTTGATTTGCCTGACGCCCCCAGAGACTTGACAGACATTCAGAAAGCCAAGGACAAAGAGACAGGCTTTAGTGATTTGAATGACGACCGCTACACCCTGTATGAATGCCACGTAGATTTGAACCTTGAAGGTTACGAGGACAAAGACGACTCTGGTGAAGAGACCGGCATCATGTTGCCATATGTTGTCACGTTGATTAAAGGCTCTAACGACATCCTGTCAATTCGCCGCAACTGGAAGGAAGATGATGACCTCAGACTCAAGCGCCAGCACTTCGTTCACTACCAATATATTCCGGGTTTTGGAGCTTACGGCTTCGGGCTTTTCCACCTTATCGGAGGCTTTGCTAAATCCGCTACGTCCCTCATGCGTCAGCTTGTCGATGCAGGAACGCTTGCTAACTTGCCCGGCGGACTTAAGACACGGGGACTGCGAATCAAAGGTGACGACACACCAATCGCACCCGGAGAGTTCCGTGACGTAGACGTTGGCTCGGGCACGATCCGCGACAACATCTTGCCACTGCCATACAAAGAGCCAAGCCAGACGCTGTTTAATTTGATGCAGACCATCGTTGATGAAGGCCGCCGGTTTGCCGCGACCGCTGACATGAAAGTGTCGGATATGTCTGCGCAAGCTCCTGTTGGTACAACGCTGGCGTTGTTGGAGCGCCAGTTAAAGGTGATGACTGCGGTGCAGGCTCGTGTGCACTTTGCCCTGAAGCAAGAGTTCAAACTCTTGAAGAACATCATCCGCGACTACACCGATCCAGACTACACATACACACCTGAGTACGGCACTCGCAAAGCTAAGAAAGCCGACTATGACTTGGTGGACATTATCCCCGTGTCAGACCCCAACGCTGCGACCATGTCTCAGCGCGTTATCCAGTATCAAGCCGTCATTCAGATGGCGCAGATGGCTCCAGATATCTATAACTTGCCAGAACTTCATCGCGGGATGTTGGGCGTCTTGGGCATCAAGAACGCTGAAAAACTTGTACCAATTGAGGACGATCAAAAGCCAACAGACCCAGTGCAGGAGAACCAGAATGCACTCAAGGGTAAGCCGCTCAAAGCGTTCTTGCATCAAGACCACGCTGCTCACATGCAAGTGCACATGATGTTGTTACAAGACCCGATGATGCAGCAGTTCATTGGCCAGAACCCACAGGCTCCCAAGATCATGGGCGCAATTACGGCGCACATTGCAGAGCACGTTGGTTATCAGATGCGCCAGCAGATTGAGCAGCAGCTGGGCATGCCACTGCCTCCCGAAGACGAGAAGTTGCCACCACAGGTGGAGATCGCGTTGTCCGGCATGATGGCTCAAGCGGCCAACCAAGTGCTGATGCAGAACAAAGCCAAGGCTGCGCAGATGCAGGCACAGCAACAGATGCAAGACCCAGTCATGCAGTTGCAGATGCAAGAACTCCAACTCAAAGGCCAAGAGCTAGAGTTGAAGAAACAAAAGATCATGATGGACGCTGCTGCCAAGGCCGACGCACAGGCTTTGAAAGAGCAAGAAGTCAGCGGCAAACTGGAGTTGGAAGCTCTTCGCACAGGTGCGCAAATCAAAGAGAGCGAATTCAAGCAACAGTTTGAACAAGAACGTGCTGGCATCCAGATGGGTGCTGACATCGCAAAGAGTAAAGCCCAGATGGATTTACAAGCGCGTACTACTGCGCTCTCAAACAGTAGGAACCAGCGTGAGCCTAAATCATGATCCAAGACTTCGTACGCGTATTACGTGAAAAAATGCGCACTGACATGAACAACTATGCCGATGACTTGGCGGGTGGTTCATGCCGTACTTTTGAAGAGTACCAAAAACTCTGCGGGATTATTCAGGGTCTAGCCCTCGCAGAGCGTTATCTACTTGACCTTGCGCAGAAAGTTGAAGAATCAGATGAGTGATCTTGATCTATCCCCCGGTGCTTTTGCACTGCCTGAACCCATCCAGCCTCTGGATGCTCCTGAAGCTACTGACGAGCAGAAGGCCACGCAACTCCCAATCCCCACAGGTTGGAAGATTCTTTGCGCGGTACCCGACATCTCTGAACGAGTGGATGGTACAAGTCTGGACTTAGTCCGGCCTATTGAGAGCATGCGCCAAGAAGAAACAGCAACCACTGTGTTGTTTGTTTTAAAAGTTGGCCCCGATGCGTACAACGACACCGCCAAGTTTCCTAACGGAGCATGGTGTAAAGAGGGCGACTTTGTGTTAGTACGTACTTACTCCGGCACAAGATTCAAGATCTTTGGCAAGGAGTTCCGTCTTATCAACGACGACCAAGTTGATGCTGTTGTGCAAGACCCTCGCGGCCTGACCCGCGCTTGAAAGGAAGAATATGGCTGAACCGTACAAGTTCCCCGACGAAGTCGAAGACAAGAAGACCAATGAGGTTGAGTTTGAGATTGAAGGGGTGGATGATGTAGAGATTGAAATTGAAGATGATACGCCCGAGCGCGACAGAGGCCGCAAGCCTCTAGACCGTGAAGTGCTGGATCCAACCGATGAAGAAATCGAGTCCTATTCTGACAAAGTCAAGGGGCGCATTAAAGAGCTGACCCACGCCCGTCACGACGAGCGCCGTGTCAAAGAAGCCACGATGCGTGAGAAGCAAGAGCTTGAGCGTCTTGCACAGCAGTTGATTGAGGAGAACAAACGCCTCAAACAAAATGTATACACAGGACAAGAAGCTATCATTGAGGGCGCTAAGTCAAAAGCCGATTCTGAGTTGGTTATGGCAAGGCGTAAACTTAAGGAAGCCCAAGAGTCCTTCGACACGGATGCCATCATTGAAGCCCAAGAAGCTGTGATGGACGCAAAGATTCGTGCAGAACAAGTAAAAAATTATCGTCCAACCCCTTTACAGGAAGATAATTTTGAGGTACAAACGCAACAAGCCCAACCTTCAAGGGTTGAACCGGACGAAAAAACTCTGCGCTGGCAGGCTAAAAACCAGTGGTTCGGACAGCAAGGGTTTGAGGAATACACCAGCTACGCACTAGGGCTGCATCAGAAACTAGTCACAAACGGAGTGGATCCTCGCTCTGCTGAATATTTCGACCAAATTGATGGTCGCATGAAGTCAACTTTTCCGGATTTATTCGGGCAAGCAAATGACAAGCCAAGGTCTGGTGAGGTTCAAAAACGACCTACGACAGTGGTTGCCTCTGTATCTCGTTCTACGAGTGCAGGAAAAATTAGGCTAACTCAAACGCAAGTAGCGTTAGCGAAAAAATTTGGTTTAACCCCACAGCAGTATGCTGTTCAAGTAGCAAAGTTGGAGAACTGAAATGGCTGAAACAATTGACCGCTCAAATCGTGACACTAAGTCACGCGATAAATCTGTTCGTGCAGTATACGTACCGCCGAGCAACTTGCCTGATCCGACACCTGATCCAGATTACACGTTTCGCTGGGTAGCGACTCATGTGCTAGGTCAGCCATTAGCCAACAACGTATCCTTACAGATGCGCGATGGTTATGAGCCGGTGAAAGCGGTGGATCATCCGGAATTGGCTTTGTTTGGTAACAACGCAAACGGCAATGTGGAAATTGGTGGGCTGATGCTTTGCAAAGCTCCCAAGGAACGCGTCCAAGCCCGCGCTGAGTATTACAACAAGCAAGCTCAAAACCAGATGGATTCAGTTGACAATCATTTCATGCGAAATAATGACCCTCGGATGCCCTTGTTTGCTGACCGCAAGTCAACAACAAGTCGCGGAACAGGATTTGGTTCTGGTTCTAAATAATTTATAGGAGTCTTTATGGCTTATCCTACAGTCTCGGCCCCTTACGGTCTAAAGCCTGTAAACCTAATAGGTGGACAGGTATTCGCGGGTTCAACCCGTTTGATGCAAATTGCTAGTGGCTACGCTACTAACATTTTCTATGGTGACTTGGTAAAACGTATCTCTGATGGAACTATCGAAAAAGACACGGGCACAACAACTGCCACGCCTACCGGTATTTTCTTAGGTGTTCAGTTTACCAACGGTTCAACTGGTCAAGTCCAGCAACAACAGTTTTATCCAGCAAGTCAGTCTATCAAGTCTGGCACGCAGATTTTTGCTGTGGTCGCTGATGATCCTGACACATTGTTCCAAGTAGCTGTTGTGTCTGGCACAACTGTTATTACCGGTGTTGGTATTTCCGCCATCGGAAATAACGCCACGTTGGTACAGAACGCTGGATCTACCATTACTGGTAACTCTGCCGTAGCTATTCTGGACAGTACTGCTACAACCAACACTTTGCCTATTCGTATCATTGACGTAGTTCGGGACACCGCCACTGCTGCTGATAACTTCCCTGAAGTTATTGTCAAGATCAATGCGACTATGCATCAGTACAACAACGCACTCGGTGTATAAGGAGCTAAATCATGGCTATTTCACGCGCACAACTACTTAAAGAACTGCTCCCCGGCCTGAACGCTTTGTTCGGTTTGCAGTACGCTACTTACGGCGAAGAGCACAAAGAAATCTACGAAACAGAGAAATCTGAGCGTAGCTTTGAAGAAGAGACCAAACTGTCTGGCTTCTCTGCGGCTCCAGTCAAGAACGAGGGTTCAGCCATTGCTTATGACAATGCGCAAGAAGCGTTCACGGCTCGCTACAACCACGAAACCATTGCCTTGGGTTTCTCAATCACTGAAGAAGCGGTTGAAGATAACTTGTACGACAGCTTGTCTGCTCGCTACACCAAGGGTCTGGCTCGTGCTATGGCTTACACCAAGCAGGTTAAAGCTGCATCCGTCTTAAACAACGGCTTCACAGGTGGTGTTTATGCTGGTGGTGATGGTGTTGCTCTGTTCTCTACAGCGCACCCATTAGTCTCTGGTGGTACCAACAGTAACCGTCCTTCAACCAACTCTGACTTGAATGAAACATCGTTGGAAAACGCTGTGATTCAGATCGCTGCTTGGACTGATGAGCG